AGCTTCATACAGCCCCTTGCTTTTTAGCAAAGCAATAATCCTGAGCTGCTCCTCTGCGATACCTGCAGTCTTACCTCTTACCATGCCGTCTCGATAGTGCTCGGCAGCGATTTCTAGTGGAACTACTGGTGACTCCATTAATCTACCCTTCCGATGATGCCTTGTGGATTGTAATTGTTGGTAGCGTCATTCCCTCTAGCGCCCTTGGCATCGCCTACTACTCTAGCACCTGTTAATGAGCCGTATTTACTGCCGGACTGCTCCATGGGATACCCACACTCATAACAGCGTGGCTTGGAGCCATTAAAACCAAAGTAGTTGGCAGAACCACAGTCAGGACATGCGGCGGTCTGAGAGGCACTCTGAGCCTTCATTGTGGGCTGCTGAGGTGTTGGGGCCTGATACGCCGTCATTGGCACCTGAGAGGGTGCCTGAGGGACGCTCTGAGTTCTTGCTGGGGGTGGAGTAGGCTGTTGCTCTTGGAGCTTTTTTGCCCACCAGTCTGCGTTATTCATCGATACCTCTTTGGAATTTCTAGTAGGCCCATGTCAACTAACTGAGCTATAGAACCTACAATAGCGGCTGAGGAAACTTGTTCAAGTAGCTTGCGGCTATCCCACCACAATTCGTCGGGTAAAGATTGCAAAGACTCTGGCACATTAGTTCTCTGATATTCAATAGAGCCTTGTGAAAGAGCTTGGGAGTGAGCGTAAATCATTGGCATCAAGTGCGAGATTTTATCTAGACGCTTGTCGCTCTCTTCTTCTTCTTTCTCGGCAATCTCTTCACTGATTGGTCCACACCCTAGAATAACGCTAATATCGTGAGCATCAGTAACTTGTGAGTCCAGAATGAACCCTCTAATTCGAGCATTAATCTCAGCAACAGTAGGTTCTGGTGCACGCTTCTTAAACCACTTCACTTAGCTTCTCCCCACTTGTCTACGATGGTTACCTCGGCAATAAGAGGAACGGTAATAGCAGGAATCTTGATGCCCTCCATAGCTCTCCTAATAGCCTCTGCGGTTTCTTCTGCGCGGTCTTCTGGTGTAATTGTGACCAATTCATCGTGAACCGTTAGAATCAAGTTTATATCTGGTTCTTGAACAAACGAAGCGTGGGCACGCACAAGTGCCAACTTCATAATGTCGGCAGCAGAACCTTGAATAACCGTATTGAACGCTTGACGCTCTGCCCTAGCTAATAGCCCTGTCTCTTTACTAAGTAAGTCGGGGATGTAACGACGACGGCCAAACAGGGTTTCAACGTATGGAATAGGCCGACGCTCTTTGGCCAACATTACAACACGAGACTTATAGCGGCTAATAGAAAGGAACTTTTGTTCGAAGTTTCTTAGCAGGTCTTTTGCTTCTGTGACACTGCACCCAATTGAGGCAGCAATCTTGTCAGGTCCAACGCCATATGAGATGGCTAGTACGAGCACCTTACCTGCTTTACGGTCTACGCCCATGGTGTCACCGATGGTCGTGTAAATATCTCCACCTGTCAGGTAGTTCTTGAGTAGAACTGGGTCTTGGGAAAGAGCAGCAATTACTCGCGGCTCAATCTGAGAGTAGTCGGCAACGACAAGCTTGTGTCCCGGTGGAGCAATAAACAGGTTACGAACTAGTTTTCCGTAGTCACCAGAAGAGGGAATGTTCTGAAGGTTCGGTTCTGATGAACTGAAACGACCAGTCTCGGCACCGTGGGCCTTGAAGTTAGTGTGGACCCTGCCGTTGATTAGCAAGCTCTTCTTCGTGATGGTCTTCTTCTTACCGTTGGTCTCACGCTCTACTTCACCTCCGGTGTACGGGGTAACGTAGGTAGTCATAAGCTTGTTAAGGTCTTGATACTCTAGAAGAGCGTCTACTAGTGCATCTTTACCTCTAAATACCTCAAGAGCGTCTGCACTTACAGAGAACATACTTGGCTGTAGTTCTTCTTTACGGCGGACGGCTTCCTTGCCCTTAGGGGTCAAAGCGTTCTGAAACTTAGCGTTTGGCTTTAGTCGAGGCTTACCAGTGTCGGGGTTCTCTGCAAACAAAAGCTCCTGCTTTACTGGTACGGAGTTAATTGCAAATACTTTCCCAGCAACTTGGAACGCCTTGGTCTTAGCGGCCTCTAAGTCTTGGCTAATTTGCTCTGACAAGTTGGTGAGCTGCTTCTGGTCGATGTAAGCTCCGGCTAGCTCCATGTCGCAAAGAGCGCCTAGCACATCCATCTCTAGTTTCCAAACGCTCTGGAGCTTACCTTCAAGCTTTGGTTGAAGGGCCTTGTATAGCTTCCAAGTTACCTCGGCGTCAATACCTGCGTACTTTGCGACTGTGTCGAAGTCGTGTTGAGAGATGTCCTCTCCAACGCCCTTTTCAATTTCAATCCCTAGCTCGCGCTTTACGCAAGCCTGTAGGCCAAGGTCAAACTTATTCTGGTTATTAATAATAAAAGCAGCCATAAGCGTGTCAAAGTGTGGCTTAGAAGGAACTTGTCCGCGGTAATACTTTGCCAAAGACTTCAAATCAAACTTGACGTTGTGCCCAATCTTAAGTTGAGTGCCAAACATTAGTGGCTTAATAGCGGAGAACACCTCAGCAGGATTGAGCTGCTTAGGAGCTTCACCAAATTGTGGAATCCAGTGAACCTTGTTCTTGGAAAAGTGCGCATCAGTTAGCGCACGGCCTTTAGCAATCTGTGCCTGACCTGCTTTTAGTAATGGCTTTGTATAAAACTCAAACTCACCGTTTGGGTGGCCCATAGGAATAACGTCTACTCGTCCCTCAGTAGCAAACGCAATCCAGCAAACGTCGTTGATAACAGGCAAAATTCTGTGTTCGCCAATTGTTTCAAGGTCAAAGGCAAAAGCAGGCACTTTAGAGTAGTGCGCTACGAACTCTTGAAGCTGTTCGTGTGTGGTGATGATATTCATACGGCCCCGTAAAGAATGTGGGGGAGGTCACGCTAGCAAGAGAGGAGGGAGACGGCGTGACCTCCCCGATTTGGTGTGGGACTAGTTGGTACCAGTACCGACTAGCTGACGTGCGACCTTGAGGTGTTCCTCATAGGTCTTTACGTAGATTGACTTTGCATCGTAGCGAGGGGCAGTAGCTGCGATTGCGTCAATCTCTTCGTAGTCTAGGTCCCACTCCTCGGCAAGGTCAGTAGCCTTGACGCGGTCTACAGTGAACTGAGTCTCACGACCCATTCCCTGACGAGAGATTGCCCAGTAGTACTTGCTTAGAGGTCCACGGCGTGGGTCCTCGTTGGCAGCCTGAAGCTGTCGTGCAAGAGTTACTGAAGCGGTTAGAGTCTGAACTTCTGGCTGCTCTAGCGAGAGGTTCAAGATGTTGAAAGCTGCTTTTGGACGAGGGGTAAGACCTGCAATAACAGTTAGCGGGTCATCATCACCTAGAGCAACAAACGAGCGCCAAGACAGGCTTCCGTTTTCATTTGGAACTTGTACCCAGTGCTGCTGGTAAACAGCAAACGGCTCGTTGTCCAAGAAACGCACTAGCTGTGCCTTTTCATCGAACTTAAAGTCAGTTGGGTAATTGCTTGACTCACGCTTTGGCTTGGATGCTGCAGTAACAGCGTCCCAACCTGCCTGAATGGTGGTGCCGTGCTTTGGCTCGGCTTCTACTACGTCGTCAACGAAGTAGTCTGTTGCATCGATTTCGGGCTCAATAATAGCCATGGTTATTTTTCTTTCTAATCGGAGACGTTACTCGGTTTTGATTTGGCTATAGCTTCTTTCCATCGGTAAGTAATTACCTCTGTTAAGTCGCCTAGCAGTTTCCACTCTACACGAGCTGAGCCTAAAAGTCCACGCTTGGCGAACTCTTCGATGGCAAGCTCAATTAGTGCACGTGTGTATACACGATTACCATTGACCTTCTTGCCATTCAGCTGCTTTGAGCGAAGTCTGTAGGGAGCCATCGGGATGTAACCCTTTTTCTCCCACAGACGGATGGTGACAATCTGCTTCTCTAATGCCTGTGCTAGCGCACCAATAGTAAACAGCTCTGTCTCCACTCCATTCAGGGTTTTAATAATTGGGTTTTCATCCCAGCCATTAGACTCCCCGAAAGCTTGTGCACGTTTCTTTTGTGCGACAGGTGTATCAGGACGGCGTGGCTGACGAGAACCCGGAACCTTGTCCAGACCCTCGAAAGCCTTGAGGATTTCCTCCTCGCTACGCATTCCCGGCATACTACTTCTTTACAGTCCTTAGTGCCCAGACTACAGACACTGGGAACATCTCATCTATCTCTTCTTCAGTTAGCTTGCCCTCATAGTGAGCAGCCATAAGTGCGTCCTCGTCAATGACGCGAACCATCTTGTAGACAGAATCACCAAGGTCATTAGATTCGATAATCTCTTCTGCCTTCATCTCGTCAAGCTTACGAGTACGGCGACCAGACTTCTCGATACGAAGAACGCCGTCAATAGGATTGGCAAGTGGAAGCTGAAGGTTGCCCTTCTCGTCTTCAAAGCCCTCGTCCTCTAGATAAGAGAAAATCTTTTCACGCAGTTCTTTGCGGCGCTCGTCCATGTGGTCAATGCTGGCTACAAGACGGATGTACTCAGTAATCTGAGCGTTTGGGTCATCTGGGTTTGAGAACTCTCTTGGTTCTCCAATTGGCTTTACCATAATCCCTCCTAGATTAATTTGGTTGTGAGGAAGTCTATAAGACTACCGATAGTCAAATCAACTCCTCCTTTAGAGTTTATACCTTCTCCATCGAGAATTGCTACTGCGATGTTTGATTTTTGCTTCAGCGTGTCGTGCTGTCTTTGTTCAATTGAATCTTTGATGAGAATGTCTTGAATAGTAATCGTGTGCCACGTCGAAGACGCACGATTGATTCGGCCATTCCTTTGGACAGCGAGTCCAGCAGACCAAGGCTGGTCATAATTAACCAGTAGATTAGCCTGAGGCAGGTCAACACCGTAGCCACCAGCGTCACTGCTAATAAAAACACGGACCCTATCAGTAGTCTGAAAAAGAACTTTTGCATTCTCTTTTTCCTTTGCGTTCATTTTACCTGTGTACTCGACAGCTTCAATGCCTGCCTTTTGTAGTGCTGACCTAAGGTCAGTCACAGCCCCTAGGTAGGAGGCAAATACAACTGCCTTATAACTGGGGTCGATTTCTAGATGGTCTTTTAGGTATGTAATAGTCGCATCTAGCTTTGGTTTCTTTAAAAGGTCTTCAAGCATTGCTGAGATGCTGTGCGCATAACCGCTGCCTCCGTTGCCTTCTTCTGCTAGTCGGGCGCTCTCTCGTAGTGCAACTGGGGTAGAGCAAAGCATTCTCATAGCAGTAATACGGGACATAATCTGCCCACGCAATTCATTCATAGGGTCGTCGGCTTTATTTAGCTGACCATAGTGTGAGGCAAGGTTGAATCCAGAACCAAAAGTTTCGCGGGCTTGAATCAATAGTTGCATCAAATCTTCTGAAATATAGTTGTATACCTTCTGAGCTTTGGAGTCCAGTGAAATTAGTAACGGCTCACGATAGATGGCGTTCGGCAAGTACGGGGCCACATCTGCATCTTTCTGTGACTTACGCACTGAAGCTGTGGATAGAGTCTTATGTAGAACTTGAAGGTTTCGGTAGCGGTCTACTCCTCCGAAGTGGTTTCGGACAATGAATGTTTTATCAAATAAATCAAAACGACCTAGAATACTGCTGTCAACAAATTGCATAATGCTGTACAGCTCTTCTGGTCTTCCGTTCTCAATGGGAGTTCCTGTAAGAGCAAACTTAACTGGAACTGGCTTGGCCAACTCCTTTACCTTTTTGGCTCTCTTCGCTCGAAAGCCTTTGATGGCGGTCGCTTCGTCACAAATGATTCCAGCAAACTTAAAGTCTTTAACAGTATCCCAGTCATTTACCACCTGCTCGTAATTCATTACGGTGTAGCCGTGCGCAGTAACCTGTGAGTACTGTTCAGCTCTTTGCTTTGGGGTTCCGTCGATAACAACTGCGGTTGTATCTGTAAACTTGGCGACTTCTTTTTGCCACTGGTATTTAAGAGAAGCTAGACAGAGAACTAGAACTGGCCCGTTTACTTTGCCGGCCTCACGCAGCTCTTCTATTGCAGCTATGGTCATTGGGGTTTTGCCAAGGCCCATCTCATAAGCAACTAACATTCGTTGCTTAGCGACCATCTGGGCTACTGCCTCAGTTTGGTACGGCTTGAGAGTCCCCGTAAACATAAGCTTGTTCTCCTAGGATTGCAGACTTGGCATTCTCGATGCCCCATGCAATCTCTTCGTCAGTTAGGTCTCCCGGGTCTTTCTTCCCAGTCGTGCCGTAGTTAAAGTAAAACAGATTAATACCGTATTTTCTAGCCCAGTCGCGCATCTGGTCGCAAGCCTTCTTGCCTGCGGCATCTACGTTGGGGTTGTCAAAGGCAGCAATTACCTTGTTAGAAAACCTTAGTAGTTTAACTTGAGCCTCTGACACTATTGCGCCAAAAGTTGCCACTGAGCCAGTAACTCCTGCAGTCTCAAGACGCACGCAGTCGAGGGGTGACTCCACAACAATAGCAATGTCTTCCTGCATCTGGTTCACGCCAAATAGAGTCTTGGACTTCTGCATTCCCGGTGGGCGGTTCTTAAAGGTGCGCTCGATAGTGCCCTTTTCCTGCCAACCAATCAGCTTGTTGGTGTGGGCTTCTCGTACAGGCAGAATCCACGTTGCGGTCCTGTCGTTCCAGAGAACCTCGTACTTCTTAGCGGCCTCAGCTGTAATAGCTCGGCTTTCTAGTGCTTCCTCGGTAGGAGGGATGTAGAGCGCCAGCCTAGACTCAGACATTGGAAGGGGCCGCGGAGGGGGCGTAATGTACTGAGGTAGGCTGGCAAACTTTTGCTTGAGGTCGTCAATAGTGACCTCAATCGCAGTAGCTAACCAGTTGTTAGCTGCAGAGTAATCGTACTGGTTTCCCTCAAGTCCCCAGACGGTTGTATACAAGTCTTTTACGTCGCAAACTAGCTGTTGCAAATTACCCTTGTAGCCACAACTAAAGCAAATGTGCTGACCAGTTTCTAGGTGAATAAACCACGAAGGGTTGTGGTCAGGTGAGCCCGTAATGCGTTCGTGCATCGGGCAGATAGCCTTAGCATTCTCGGCACTGGACTCGTAGTATTCAATGTCTAGCGCATCTAGCGCTCTCGCTACGTTATACATTGCCCATACCGTAAGGAATTGAGCAGTACTTACAAGAAGCAGAGTCGGTGATGTCGTGGAAGCAACCTGCGTCCCAGCGCCATGTAATAGCAGTGGAGTCAGGTGGGCAGTTACGTGACTGCACAATACGCAAAGTGCGAGCATCATCAACAGCTTCAATAGGCTCAAGACCTAGGATTACATCCGAGTCTTGGAAGAACGACGACGAGTAACCAATGGAGTCAGCAGAAACCTTGCCACCCTTCATCTTCCACAGCAGGGTCTGGGTGGTGATGATTACTGGGATGTCCAGCTTCTGAGCCACACGCTTTAGTCCGCGGGTGATGTTGGTCAGTGCCTGTGGAGTATTGGCTTCTCCAGTTACTTGGTCAAGCATTAGGTAAACACCATCGACAAACAGCACGTCTGGAGTTAACTGCTCTGCCTTAGCAACTAGCGAGTCAATAGTTAGACCGTTAATAGCATCCACAAAATGGAATGGGTGCTTAGTCTTCAGGTCGTCAAGGGACTTTAGTAGGCGGTCCTCTTCGTTACCAGTCAGCTTTCCGCGGCGGAAGCGACCACTATTCAAGTTAGCAGTCATAGCCAAGTAGCGTTGCACCTGCTCGTGGTTGTTCATCTCAAATGACTGGAACATCGGAATCTTGCCAGCGTTGTGGATATTCGCCGCAATTCTCAAAGCAATCTGTGACTTACCAGTCTTAGGGGGAGCAATCACCGTGATGAGCTGACCGCCCTGCAGTCCAGCAGTAGCCTCGTCAATCTTGGAGAATCCAGTTGGCAAACCAAGTAGTACAGAGTTTTGAATGTTCTCGTACGCTTGCCAGAATGCGTCTGGGTTCTTGGTCACGTCAATGTGAGTCGTACCAATCACGCCCTGAGCATTGACGTTGGTAAGCGTCTTGCTCATTTCCGTTAGTGCAGACTCGTGGTCGTTGTGCCCCATCTTCTCAAGTACGGTCTCAAGGCCATTGCGAGTAAGCTTGTTTCTCCGGAACTCCACCATCTTGTCAATCAAGTAGTCAACGGTGTCTTCTACACGGATAGCCTTGAAGTTAGGGAAGTTGTCCGTAACAGCAATGATGGTTGGGACTTCACGGTAGTTGGCATAGTGCTCACGCACAAACTTCCAGACACGACGCAGGTCGTCGTCTACAATCCAGTCGTCTTTAATACCCCGCTCAATAACAGGGATGATTACTCGGTCAGCAATTACTTTGCTAACTAACCGATATTCGTTGTCGTATGCCATCTGCCCTCCACAGGAAATGTTACAAGTTGTTTAGGTCTAAGCCCCATGACCCGTACCGAGCAACTTGGTTCGGTAAATCTATCACAGCTTTTAGGTTTGGTCGATACGGTAGCTCACCAACTAGGTCGTGAAAACTACCGTATAACTCAGCGTAGTTAAATGGGTTGCCACCGCGGTTGTCTAGACGAGCCATTAGCTTGTCTACATCCTCTTGATTCCAACCTTCGTCTTCAAAAGCAGCCAGCTCAATTGCTAGGCCATAGTTGAATGAAGAGTTCCACAGTTTAGATAGCTCGGCGTTGTTTAACCCAGTCACCCTTCGTGCAGTCTTGGTCTTACCAAAAAGAGTTTTAGCAGTCATAGTCTCAGACCGAGCAACTACCTCCATAGCCACAATAATTCGTGGCGGAGTCTCATTAGAAATGTTTCCGTTAATCATTAGATAACTTCTACTCGTCCGTACTTGATAATAAAGTTACGGAAAGCTTCGGCGCTAGAAGTTGCAGCAATAGCATCTTCATCGTCAACCTCTACTGGGATTGAAACGGTGTAGTGACCCTCGTTTTCCTGCATGTTCTTCTTAACGTACTTGGTGTGGGAGCATCCACGCACAGAGCTGTACGAGGAGCAGGTGCACTTAACCAACTTAGCATTTAGTGAATCCACCTCTACCTCAGCAACTCCTGATGGCTCTAGGAATAGCTGAACTGTTCTCCAGTCGTGAATCATTACGTTCTCTCTCAATTGTTCCTCCTCAAATCAGTTTCTCCGATTACTATACGCTGAAAAGCTTCATGCGCAAAACTCTGCATGGCCTCACCGTACTTTTGCTTCCACATCGACAAGTCGAGGTTGGTTGTAACTATTGTAGGCAATCCCTTGTCGTAACGAGCTCTAAGAAGCTCGTCAAAACCAGCAGCGTTGTAGTCACTCTTCAGCTCCTTGCCCAAGTCGTCTAAGACTAAGACACGAACGTTCAAGTGGTCCATAACAGACCTGCCGTGGAACCCCTCCATTTGCAGTTGCATCTCACGACGCTCTGCAGGTTCTGCATCAATCATCGCCTTCTTACGGTTCATAAAGTCTGGAACAGTCATGTAATAGATTGGCCTAGACATTACGCCGTAGTCGTCCGATGAATACTTAAACAGCTTGCGAATTGCAGCGTCGTCGTTTGGCAGTCTGCGAACTAACTCAGTCAGGCAGATTACCGAGTGGGTAGTTTTGCCCAACCCAGCCTCGCCGTCAAACAACAGGCCAACGCCAGTTTCGCCTAGACCACCAGTTCGCATAATTACTCGTCCTTCTAGGACGTCAGTAATCCAAGTGTCGATTCGCTTAGGAAACTTGCCCACGCGCTTAATAACGTCTGCTGGCTCCATGCCTAAGAAACGGTGCGGGATGTTAGAGCTGTGGAGTAGCCAGCGTTGCTGGTTAAACCCCAAGGTTGCGATGTCATACGCCATTAGTCCTCCTCAAAGACTCTTCGTATCGCTCAAGTGCCAACCGCCCCGGCATTGAGTTGTCGAACTGTTCTCCATCTGAAGCATACAGGAATTCAACCCGTGGTGTAGACGACACGGACTTTTCGGAAGGTCCAGTCCGAGCTGGTAGCCCCAAGTTCTGGAGCGCTTGGTCAAAGTTATTAGCAAACATCTTAAGGAAACGACCAGCTAGAAATGCTGGCTTGTCCCTGCCCTGACCTTGAACCCAAGGGTCTTCAAAGAACATCTTCATAATCTCCAGCTCAATCAGAGCGTTGGAGTCATACTGCTTACGCATCCT